TTTTAAAATGATAGGAAACTTTGTATCTAATCTATCAAAAGCATCCAATGATTTATCTTGATGATGTATTAAAACATTTTTAGGTTGATTTAATTGATGTTCTGCTAATACTAAACTTGTTCTATATTTGTCCGAGGTAGTTTCCATACAATGTCTGTTATTCACACAGCAAATATTTTCTCTTTCAAATTGAGTCAATAAATCTGACCAAGATTTTCTTCTGGTAACAGGTGCTCGAACAAAAACTAATGTGTTCTCATCAACTAAAAAACCTCTACCATCTGTATCGTAAACATATCTTTGTTCATTTTCTTCATCAAGACTGGAGTAAGCACCATCAATATCAACTTTAAATCCTTTACAACCTAACTTCTTACCGTCTTCGATAATCGTATCAGCTGTTTTTTCGGGATCATCTGGATCTTCAGGATCATCATACCACACCAACACAAAGCGATATGGTTTGATTTCTCCTTCAGTAATAAAATCTCTAAACTTCTGTGCTTCCATCTGTAGCTTCTGTTGTTGGTTCTGGTGTTGGTTCTGGTGCAGTTTCAGTTGTTGTTTCTGCTTTCTTGCCTATATTATATTTCGCTTGCAAATCCCATTCACTCTTTTCTTTAAATGCTAAAACTTTTATCTGTGAAAGAGGTGCTTTCTTTTCCGCAATCGCTGTATTTAATATTGCAACCAATCCCCAATCACTTAATAATTGAGCAATTGTGTTTCTTCTTTCCAAATCATTATCAGAAAGATTTGCTTTCTTACCGTCTAAAGCAAATAACTCCTTAAAATGTACTATGAAATATCGTCCTTGTTTATGTAGTATATGACAAGATTGAAATAACTTTTTGTCTTTTCTTGACGCTACGCCAATTCTTGTTAGTGTTTCACGAACCTTCAGAAAATCATCAGGTTCTTTTAATTGGACTTCGAGCATTTTCTCGGGATGCCAATCAGTATTTAATTCATTCATTTTGTCCCACCTTTATATAATTTCTCTTTTAATGTTTTCAATTCATCCTTGGTGAGTATATCAAGAGCGACTTTCGCCTTTTCATTATTATATCCATAATACTCTTTAATAACACCAATATCTTTTAACTTACTCGCTCTCAAAAAAGGACTAAACCTTTTTCTTGACCTAACACTATTTATTAAAAAGTGAAACTGCATATCTTTATCTAGGAAATGGCAACGATTCATTTCATTAACTAGCATAAGTGTATCTTGGAAACCTGATAATATTTTATTGACAATGAATGCTGGATACTTTTTAATCCACATCTTATCTTCAGAATCCATCACATTCTTTTTTGTAAAGTTGATGGCGTTTAAATATTCTTTTAATTCATAACTCATTTGAATTTAACCTGCGACATTAATTCAGTTAAACAAGCAACTAAATTAACTTCCTGGTCAGCAACAAAGGCTGATTTGTATTGATAATCAGCAATAATTAAAACGGCGTGTGGGATTGTGGCAGGTTGTAAATGCTCATACATTGAGTCATATATCCTACGGAAGATTTTCACAGGATCATTATCTAAATTTTGTACTACCCATTTTCTCATCTCCGTAAAGTCTTTTCCCTTTAAATGAGATAATAAAGTCTTTAAGTTTTCATCTGAAATATTAACAAGTATACCAGAGTCTATCTTACCACTTACTGAATACCTTTGTAATTCATTAATGAGTTTTCTAAAGTCTGGAAAATGTTTCTTAATTAATTCTGCAAGGACTGGTTCTTCATAATCTACATTTTGCTCTTTTAAAATATAAACTGCTCGTTCAAACAATTTACTTGCCAATCTAGGTTTATCTTTTGGATTAATTCTAAATTCTATTGTTGAAAATCTACTATGTAGTGGATCTATTAATCTGTTCTTGAAATTACAAGTGAGAATGAACCGACAATTCTTATGGAACTCCTCAATGAATCCTCTTAATGCAGGTTGTGTTGATTGTGGATTGAGATAATCTGCCTCATCTAATATCACAACTTTTTTACCACCTGATAATGATACGGTCGAAGCAAAATTCTTAATCTTGTTTCTTAATACATCAATACCTCCTTCTTCGGAACCATTAATCATAATCCAATCGCAATTCAATTGGTCACATAATGCTTTCGCAACTGTGGTCTTTCCTATACCAGGAGGTCCTGATAATAATATGTTTGATAATTCACCCTTTTGAATAAAGGATGTAAATAGTGTTTTTAATGATTGTGGTAATATACAATCATCAATAGTCTTTGGTCGATATTCCTCAACCCATAAAAAATCTATACTCATAATTCACCTTATTCACAATTTTGGAAATTAAATTTATTTGGAAATAGAACTATCTGGCTCTAATGCTATCCAATATTCAATAGGTAATTTTTTATGTTTAAAATGAGAAATGGATTTAGATGATACTGAAACATCATAATCGCCTGCAAACAATTTAAGATTTTCTACTTTGAAATAAAAAGTATAATCTGCTGTTGCACCTTCACCAACTTTCATTTCATAATTATTAGAAGTAGTATTCTTCTTATCACAAACTTTAAGAACTGTATCGCCGCCACTTGTTCCAACTAATGCTAAATCTGGTGTCTTTAAAACTGCCGCCATCTTTAATAGTTGTGTAAGATTCGATGCCGTTAAACTAAATGTTACATCCGTTTCTGGCATATTAACTTCTTTTGTTGGTGCCACAATCACAGATGGATCAGAATAGAAATATTTTGCTTTTGATCCATTGGAAGATATAGTTAGAAACTTATCTTTCAATTCGATTTCAGGTTTGTGGATACTTGTTACCACTCCCAAAAATTCATTTAAATCATAGATACCAAACTCGGCAGAAAACTCTTCCGAAATATCTGCTTTGGCAAATATGTTTCTCATAGTTGAGATTGTAGATAAAACTTTTCCAGGTTTGATTAAAATGTTTGTGTTGATTTCTGAAAAGTTTTTTAAAATGTCGAATGTGTTTTGACTTATTTTCATTATGTAATTCTCCTTCAATTATTATACTATTATACTAAACTTTATTATAAAAGTCAAGCAAATAAAAAGGGCGCCGAAACGCCCTTCCGTTGAAATTAAATATTATTTAATATCAATTATTTTTGGTTTCTTTTCATCTGGAATTATTCGTTCCAATTTAACAGAAAGTAAACCATCTTTTAGGTCTGCACCTTTCACCACAACATCTTCTGCTATAGTAAAACTTCTTTTAAAAGACCTTTGAGAAATGCCTCGGTGTAGGATACTTTCATCCTTGTCCGAAACTTCTTCTTTCTTGTCTTTTGATTTGATAGTTAAAGTATTCTCTTGCGATTTTACTTCAATATCTTTTTTACCAAAACCTGCAATAGCCAACTCGATTACATAATCGGTGTCGTTTATTTTGCGGATGTTGTAAGGTGGATAATGATTGATAGAATCACTATTAAATTTATAGATTCTATCAAAGTCATCAAACAGGTTATCAAACCCAACTGAAAACGGTTTAAAAGGTTCCCAATTGATTAATTGATTTCTTGTCATCTTTGCCTCCTTTAATTAAGCAAGGTTAATATAAGTACTCGACCAATTCGACATACTCATATATTATTTATAAAAGTTTAGCGTATATTTTGAAACCTTTATATAAATTTGTTTCCGGGATTCTAGTAAACTAGAACCATAATCACTTAACGCTTATAAAAGCGATTGTTTAAAGTTATTTCTACTTCGCAGGGACAATCGCCAAACCCTAAATGGTGTCTTTTGCGGAAGACACTCTACCTCTTAATGCCAGGACTTACGAGCTGCCCGACACTACTATTTATACGGCAGAATACTTATAAGCGTATTTCTGTTTGCCATATAAAGCACGGATACCAGCAGATACAATATCCAAAGTATTACCTTTGAACACTTTTCTAACACCTGCTGCTAAAATCGCTTTGGTTGGTGTTCCCAAACGATATGAAGTACCATCTGCTGTATCATTAACATACACCATATGTCCTTCTTCTCTTAAAGTATCGACCATTGCTCGTGGTGAGGTAAGGTCAAACTTATTTCTCAAGGTTTTCCATGTTACTGGTTTACCTGTTGAAAGTAATTTTACTACTTTTTGTTTTTTTGTTAAGGCTTTTCTACCCATACTATTAACTCCTTCCCCTCATTGTCGCCGTTGTAATGCATACTAGATAGTGGCAACCTTTCTATCTATTAATTCTTTAATCGCCTTCTTTCAATCTTTTTCATCTTTTATCTTTTGCTTTTCTTCTTAATGATTCTTTTAATTTTCTTTGTCTTTTTAA